TGGATTCAGCCCAACAGGAACAACTACTCTAAAAAAAGTAGTTACTAGTGGATCTCCAGCTTCTTTGCTCAAGCAATTGCAGAAAAACTTTGCAAATCTTCCTCCACAAAGAATAAGAACATATGCATCAAATGTTTCTATCAGTCCGTCAAGAACTATTGAATCACTGAAACCTGAAAATAGCCCTTCACTCGTTTCTGTACAAACTTCATCAAAAATTTATAAAGATAAATTAAAAAGCAAATTAAACTCAGCAGGACTCGATTTAAGTCCGCTTACGGCTTTTTCTGGATTAGGAAGAAGTAAGCAAAATTTAGGTGCACAGTTTATTGGAAATTTATTAAACAAAGTTGGAAGTTTATTTGGTAGTATTAAAGGAGGAATAGGCGCATTTGCAGGAGCAGCATTAGATTTAATTGAAACTGGAGGCGGACAAACTAATATTTCTAGCTATGTAAATAAAGGAAGTTTAGTAGATGTTCCAGCACCTAAAATATCATATGTGTTACAAGACCAAAACGCATTTTTAGGGTATGCAACACCGGACACTTATGACTTTACATTTGTTAGTTCGGTTGAAGAATTAATCACAGAATTTAAAAGTAGTAGAAGAGGACCAAAAAACACTGAAGATGATTTTATAGGAGGATTGTTTATATATGAACCACGTAAATATACGGGTCCTCCTGAAAAAGCAAATGCTAAAGGTATTAATGAAATTGTTAAAAAAAGTCAATTGGCGGCATTAACCAAAGAAATTAGAGATACTAATACTGCAGCAGATGGAAAAACAGCAGCAGAAACTGCTCTTGATAGAATATCATTAAATCCTAATAATTATGGTCTAAATTCTCATTATATCATACTAACTGATGGTAGTTTACAAAGAGGTAGACCACTCGATAAAGTTCGCTCATCTGAATCTTATCCAAGATTTTACAAGACCGGGGTGCAGTTAACAATACTTTCTGGTGGCAGCCCTCCTAACAATAAGCAGTTTGAAACATATGATAGATTTTTAAAAGCGTGGTTTGCAGTGTTTCCTGATTGTGGTGTTTATAGTTCCAATGATGCTGATGCATCATCTCAAAATACTTTTGACGTGAAACAAAATATAAAATCTAAATACAGATTTGTTTATCGTTATGATGATCTTACAAATTTAGATGAATTTCCTTCTAAACTTCAAACAGCAATCACTAAACCAGCAACTATTGCTAAAACCTCATCATCTATCACAAAACCCGTATCATATGCAGAAGCAAATAAAACTATAACAAATCTAGCCGAAAGCAAAAGATTTAATAATGATATAAATGGAATGTTTAAAAAAGCTGGTGCTGCTATAGGATCTTTAAATGGAGAAAGTCGAACTGCATTAAGTAGTAAATTTGGTGCAGAGAATTTACCAGATGGTGATGTGAAAGCACAATTTGATGCAGACTATAAGGCAGCTCAAGCTAAGATGAAAGAAAATAATAAGTTGTTAAATAATATTATAAATAAGGTGAACACAGACGTAAACAGCGTTAAAACATTCAGTAGCACTTTAAATCAAAATAGAGGTAAATAATGGCGGATCTTGACAATATAGACGCTACGGAACTTGAATCTATAGCAAATCCAAATGATGGTAGATCTGATCCGGATAAGAGATTTCCTAGAAAAGAATATGTAGGAATTTCTGGAGTTAATAACATTGCTCGTGGCACACGCGTGTCTAATGTTTACATAGGTGGTAGTGTTCCAGGTTTAGATTTAGAATTAAATGATGAACCCTCCACACAATATCCAGAAAATCAAGTTAAAGAAACTGCATCGGGACATATAATTGAGTATGATGACACTAACGGTCGTGAAAGAGTTATGATTCGTCATAGAACTGGATCGGGTGTAGAAATGCGTGCAGATGGAACAGTCATTTATAGTTCCACGAATAACGCAATCAGAGTTGTAGCGGCTAATGAAAAAGTTATTGTTGAAGGTGATGGTGAAATTGTATATAACGGTAACTTAAAAATGAAAGTTGCTGGTGATTTTGATTTAGAAGTCGGTGGTGATTTTAATGTAAACGTTGTTGGTGATAAAGAAGAAATCATAAAAAGTAATTTTATACAAAGCGTTGCTAAAAATAAAACTACAGACATAGGTCAAAACAAAGCTGAAACTGTTGTAGGTGCAGACACACAAACAGTATTGAGTAATAAAACTCAAATCATAAAAGGCAATTATGACAACATAGTTGAAGGTATAATTGAACTTGATGCAGCTGGTGACTTAATAATGACGAGTGAATCTAAAATTATTTCATCATCACCTAACACTTCTATAACTGCAACTGACATAACAGTCATTGGAGAAACTGGTCTTATGGGTGGAGCCAATGTAACTAAACGTGCTAAAAACCTATTTGCAACTTCTGCTACGTTCACAGCCGGTGTAACTGCTCCAACATTTACAGGTGATTTAACTGGTAAAGCAGACGACGCTAATCAAGCAGATTTTGCAACCACGGCAGGAGAAGCTCCTATAGGAATTGCTGGATCTCCTGGTTCAAATACAAATGTAGCAACTGACACAACTGGAAGTGACAAAATACTTAATGCTACTATTATTAATTCTGCACTGACTACATCACCAATTGTAGGAATACGACAAGTTGAAGTGGATACGTTTGATGATTTAAAATATACAATTAATAGAAGTAGAAATTATGGTGGAATAACAGAAACAGATTTAAATACAAAATCAGTAAGGTCTAAATTACGTGATCCAAATACAATTGCTAACGAAACATTCGTCGGAGAAGCAATATCAGAAGGTTTGGTTTCAAAAGATTTTGCAAACACAATTCCTCCGACATTTGGAAAATCAGTCAGTATTAAAGATAAAACTCAAAGAGGAAGTGAACCTATGGGACCTTCTAATCCAAAAGCAAAGGTGTATCAAACATAATGTCATTTACAGAAGATATATTGCCAGACGCACAATACGATCCAACGTTTCAGCCCGAAATAACACGTCGTACTAGATTAGCACAGAGTATCACTTTATCTAAATTTATAGGAAGTTACAGTGATCCTAATAATTTAAATCATTTGACAGTTGAAGATAAATTATTATTAGCTAAACAATATTACTTACATGCTCAAGTAATGCAATCAATAAATTCGTCTCCTGGTTTACGAGGAGCTAAAGGATTTGAAAAGTTTAGATTAATAGTTTCTGAAGGATACTATAGAGAAGGTCCTGAAGAAAATTTAGATGTAACAGATGGAATAAATTATTTAAAAACCAACGGAAGAGCTGTGGTGTATGAGCTCATCGGAGAAGATGGAGAGATTGCTTTCGATAAAACATTTGACTTAGCGGTTTATCTTAAAAACAATGTTAATTATGATAAGATAATATTAAACTACGATAGTTACAATCCAAACGGAAAGTTGCACGTTGATATTGTTTTAATAATGCCAGAAATAATAGCACCTTGGAATGTTACATATAATCAAATCATAGAAACGAGATTTAATAATGCTGTTCAGGCTACAGGTGAATTTTTAGAAATTGGCCAAGAAGAATCTACAACTTCTGCACCACAACCTTTAAATGAAGATAAAGTTTATGCTGTCTATGGAACTAGTAACTTTGGAACTACATCGGGTCAAAGAGGTTATTTCTATCCTCTATACTTAGATAGTAGCAAAGTCGGAGAAGCTTTTCATAAACACACATTTACTGAGTATCCTGAAATAGAATTTTGGATGCCTTTATCAAATCAAAATCACGCTAAAACTTCATATAACACAAATCTATATACATTATATCCTTCTAATGAAATTAATACATCCTCAACTAGTAGTACAACTTCCTCAGCATCCTCTGCAGGAGTAGGAAATTATTGATGGTTTTATGTATAAATAGAACATATATTTAAGGAAATAGTATGCCTACAAGAGTCTTTTCAGCTGAAGATGGAAATCTTAATAAAAAAACCATAACTGTATCGCGTACACGAATTGATCAGGATATCGATTTAACATTTACTCCTAAGTTTATAGGTTTAGACTCTGACGGATCAAACTTGCCGGCAGATATTTTCAAAAAAACAAATGCTGCAGCCGTGAAACAAGCATTAAGGAATTTATTATTAACTAATTTTACTGAAAGGCCTTTTATGCATAGGTTTGGCGGTAATCTTTCTTCTATGTTATTTAGATTGAGTACTGAAATTGATGATGCAAACTTAGAAGGCGATATTGCTCGAGCTATAGAACTATTCGAACCTAGAGCTCAAGTGGTAAATGTAACAAGTGTAGTAAGTCCGGATAGGCACGAAGTGCGAGTGAAAGTAAATTTTTTAGTAGTAGCTACTTTACAACAAGAATCAGTAGAATTAAATTTAACAAGGTTAAGATAAATGGCAACAACAATAACATCAACCGATCTCGATTTTGATACCATCAAAACAAGACTTAAAGATTATTTAAAAAGACAAAATGAATTTGCTGACTATGATTTTGAAGCTTCTGGTCTAAGTAACATACTAGATGTGTTGGCTTATAATACACACTTTAATGGATTAATAACTAACTTTGCTCTTAATGAAAGTTTTTTAAATACTGCACAACTGAGAAGTTCGATAATATCACACGCAGAAGCTTTAGGCTATGTCCCTAGATCTTATGCATCATCTTTAGCAAAACTTGCTGTGAGTATCACTATAACTGATGCTACTAGACCGAGTTTAATCAGCTTACCGAGAAATACACAATTCACTACATCTATAGATAATGTTAGCTATACTTTTCAAACTAGAGAAACATATACTGCAGCACCAGATGCATCTGGTACTTATGTGTTTAAAACATCAGAAGGATCTGCTGATATTCCAGTTTACGAAGGAACTGAAAAAACTAAAACATTTTTTGTGGGTGATGTTTCTGATTCACAAATTTACGTTATACCGGATTTAACGATGGACACCTCAACAATAAGAGTCAGAGTATTTGATGATGCGGGTGGATCTACATTCGATACTTATACTAACATTAAATCTGCAACGCGAATAACGCCCACTTCTACATTTTATCAAATCAAAGAAGTTCCTAATGGTTATTATGAAATCATATTCGGCGATGGTATAACTACAGGTAAAGTACCTCAGGCTGGTAATAAAATAATTGTAGATTACTTATCCACCAAAGGACCTGAAGCTAATGGTGCAAGTATATTTTCAACCACCGCACAGGTTAATGGAGTCAATGTTATAAACACAACAAGTTCCGCTTCAGCTGGTGGATCTTACAGAGAAGGTATAGAATCTATAAGACAAAACGCTCCTTTATATTTTACATCCCAAAGAAGAATGGTTACAGCCGAGGATTATAAGGCACAAATACTAACTAATTTTGGTTCATACGTTGATGATGTTGCATCTTGGGGCGGTGCAGACAATCAACCACCGGTTTACGGAAGAGTCTATGTTTCATTAAAATTTAAATCAGATGTCGATGATGCAACCCAATTAGATGTTAAATCAAGAATCATAAGCGAATTAACAAACAATTTTGCAGTTGCTAGCATTAATACAGTATTCGTAGATCCTCAAACTACATATCTAGAGTTATCCACTACATTTAATTTTGATCCTGACTTAACAAGTTCAACTGCAGGAGCAACAGAAAATTTAATACAAACAAACATCAATACATATTTTGCAAACAATTTGCAAAAATTTGGAAGTGTATTTAGAAGGTCAAACATACTAACCGTTATAGATGATATTAACGAAGCTATTTTAAATACAAGAATGGCTGTTAAAGTCCAGCAAAGATTAACACCATCTGTAGGTATATCTAAAAATTATAATATCAATTTTCCAGTGGCTTTAGCTGCAACTGACGACTTGTTTAAA